TACTGTACTGTACACGGCAACGGTATGGGCAATACTGTAACCACAGTAGCAAGCACCACAGCCTTTGTTGTAACTGTAGTAAATAGCGGTGGTAATAAGTTTGCTATAAATGGTGTCACTGCACCAACGCTACAACTTGTAAGAGGAACAACATACACATTTGATCTTAGTGATGCATCTGTGTCTGGACACCCACTAGCCTTTAAGAGTGGCAACAATAGCTACACAGATGGTGTAACAAGCAGTGGTACTCCTGGTCAGTCTGGGGCAAGTGTAACTTTTTCTGTACCAAGTACTGCACCTGGAATAGGACTAAGATACTACTGTACTGTACATGGTAACGGAATGGGTAACAGTATAACTACTAGCGGAGTACCTATATCATTATCAGCGCAAGGTAAAGCTACACATACTCCTGCCTCTATATCTGCTGTAATAGATAAAGTAGTACCAAGCATAAGAGGATTAGCGTTCTTTACATTACCTGATGTAAATGCTACTATAGCCCAGAACTTAGATGATCCTATTGGTGTACTCTTTCCATTTGATGACTTTGCAGATACATTTAGTAGAGGCAGAACGGTAGTAATAATAGCACCTACTATAGGTAATAGAACTGTATACATAGCTGCTGAAAATAGAACTGTAGTTATACGTCCTGTAAGAAGAGACAACGTAGTATACATAACTAATTAAGGATAAGATATGTCTTACAAATGGCCTGAAAAAGATCCTGATGAAACAGCAGACTTTAGTGTAGACTGGTCTAGGTTTCTAGGGTCTGACTCTATTGTATCGTCTACCTTTTTTGTTGATGATGCAAATGGAACAAAGACAGAAGTATCAACTGCACAAATTGTAAATGGGTTACAGTTCATTGCAGGTACTCTTGCTGGTAATGTAGCCACTTCACGTTTTGGCGGTGGTCTAAATAATGTAAGGTATAACATTACATGTCGTATTAATACTACTCAAGGACTTACATACGAGCGTTCTGTAACATTACCAATTAGGAATAGATAAAATGGCTTATGATTTTATTGGTTTAGTCAATGATGTTAATCATAGATTAAACGAAGTTGCTTTAGTAGAAGCAAATTTTACCGCATCTACAGGTTATTACAGTATAGCTAAAGACGCTGTTAACTCTGCAATAAGACATATTAATCAAGAAGAGTTTGAGTGGCCTTGGAATCATATACAAAGTGAATTGGTTTTAGCTGCAGGTGGTATGAAGTATTACTATCCTACAGATGCCAAAACAATAAACATGAACTCGTTCCGTATAAAGAGAGAAGATAGTCTTGGTACAGGAACGGTAAAATTAAAGTCGCTAGTATATGAAGAATGGCTAGAGAAGTATGCTGATGATGAGTTTAACACAGACACAAGTATACGTGGTGTTCCTAAATTTATTGTGCGTACACCTAGTAGGGAACTAATTTGTCATCCTGTACCTGACAAAGCATACACTATAGTTTACGAATACTACTCAATGGGATACGATTTAGAGAACCCTTTAGATGTACCATCTCTACCACAGCAGTACAGGTTTGCTATTGTTGATGGTGCAATGTACTACGCATTTCAATTTAGAGGTGATACACAGGCTGCAGACGTAGCTCTTAGAAAGTTTGAGAAACAAATAAAAGATTTACGTGTAATAAATATAAACAGAACACCATACCTAAGAGATAGAAGAGTTACTTTTTAATGCCAGTACAATGGACAACTTTCCCTATGGAGTTCAAAGGTGGGTTAATCTCCAACCTTACTCCATTACAACAGGGTACTAATGCTATAGGATCTGCTACTATACTACAGAACTTTGAGTCTGATAGAGAAGGAGGCTATAGTAAATTAAAAGGTTACAGCAAGTTTAGCGAAACAAAAGTTCCAGGTGCTGGTGAAGTACTCGCTATGAAAGTTGTATCTTCTGGCAGAGTTGTAACAGCTAGGAAGATGGACAATGCTACTGTAACAGAATATCAGACAGCTACGTCTACAGTAAACGGAGCAGTATCAAGTGCTACAGCAGTATCCTTGGATAACAACACAGCTACAGCCGTAGTAAACGGTGCTGTTACTTCAAAGACTACTTTAGTTTTAGATAGAATACGTACATTTACAGCAGTAACAGGTAGTTCTTCTTTGGCTGGTGCAAGTGCTACATTCAATGTAACAAATACAAATGGTACATATACAGCAGCCATAAATGCAGCAGGTACAGGCTTTAAAGTTAACGAGACAGTAACAGTAGTAGGTGCAAACTTAGGTGGGGCTACTTCAGCAAATAACGCAACTGTTACAGTTACTTCTGTTGGTTCTAGTGCTGCTACATACACCAACCCAGCGCAGTCTGGTTATGGTGGATCTGGTAGTAGTGCTACATTTAATGTTACTAAAACAGGTACTACATATACCGTAGCTATTACTGCAGCAGGTTCAGGTTATACAGCTAGTGAAACAATTACTATTGTTGGTGCAGCTTTGAATGGAGCTACCACAGCTAATAATGCAACCATTACAATAACTGGAGTAAATGGATCAGGCGGTATAACAGCAGCTACCATAGCAGGTACAGGTTTAGCAGAAGGCCCAGTAACAGGTGTTAGCATTGCTGGTACTGGTGTAACTTTTGCTGGAACTATTACTAGAGGTATGCTTGTAACAGGCACTGGTATCACTGGCGCTGTAACAGTAAAGACAGTAACAAGTCAGAATAGTATTATACTGGACACAGCCGTATCTATAGCCAATAACATTGTACTTAGTTTTGTTACGAATATAAAAGCTGGTATGTTTGTTACAGGTGCAGGAATATCTGGTACTGTAAAAGTAGCATCATTAACAAACCAAAATAGTATTGTACTTGATTCAGCTCAATCATTATCAAATAATACTGTTCTTACTTTTGGTACATTTCACGGTACTCAAGTTAATAAAACATTATACTTTCACGGTACAGGGACTACTTGGGCGCACATAGGTACAAGCTCGTCTACAAACACATTAAAATCTAGGTTTACTGACTTTAACTTTACACAAGAAGACAAAACTATATTTGTAGATAGTAAAAGTTTTCCAATAGTATATAATGCTAGTGGTAATACTATGGTATCACTAACATCGTCAAACAGTTCGGATGTACAAGGCGCAGAGAATGTTGTACTTTTTAAGAACCACGCTTTCTATTCTAAGGGTAGTAAGATATTCTTTACAGCACCAAATACAGTAGATGATTTTGCTACAGGCAATGGTGCTGGTACAATAAATGTTGGATATGATGTAACAGGTATGATAGGCTTTCGTGAACAGCTTATCATTTTTACTACAGACACAATTAAAAAACTTGTAGGAACTACTTCCTCCGACTTTAAACTAGAGCCTATATCAGACAAGATTGGTTGTATTAACCCTGATACAATAAAAGAGTTTGGTGGTGATGTAGTATATCTATCTCCTGATGGTGTACGTTTACTTGGTGCTACAGACCGTATTGGTGACTTTGCTCTTGACGTTGCCTCAGATCAGATATATAAAGATGCTCAAGAGTTTATAGCACAGACAGATACGTTTTGTTCTGTTTTAATTAGAGGTAAATCTCAGTACAGAATATTTGCATATATACCTACTGTACAGGCACCTGCTGCTGGAGGTTTAATAGCAACAAAGTTTATTGCACAAGGTGGTAGTGGTATAGCTTGGTCTAGAACTAAAGGACTAAAAGTAAACGTAGCAGACAGTACCTATTCAGGTGCAACAGAAACGGTACTGTTTGGTAATGATGATGGCTTCTGTTATAAGATGGACTCAGGTAATTCTTTTGATGGTAATCCTATTGAGGCTATATATGAGTCTCCCTTTATGCCAATTACAGATCCACAAATAAGAAAAACAATGTATAAGCTTACGTTGTATGCACAGCCTCAAGGAACTATGAACCTTGACGTAGGCTTTTCAATAGACTTCGACTCTAAGAATGATCCTGGAATAATACAGCCTCCTGTTATACAAATAGGTGCATCTGGTGGTGGCGTAAGTTTATATGGTGCATCTACTTCGATATATGGTAATGCAAACACTAAGTATGGTGGTAACCTAGACAAAATATATAAAGAAAATTTAGTAGGCTCTTTTAAAACAGTAGCTATGAGAATAACAGATAACTCAATAAACCCAACCTTCACTCTTGACACAGCGGTGCTTGAGTACAGAGAACATGATAGGCAGTAACAATGGCAGGTTATACAAGACAAGCAGCAGCTAATATAGTCACAGGTAGCGTTGTTGACGCTGACGACTTTAATGATGAGTACAATCAGATACAGTCAGCATTCAATGCTAGTACTGGTCACACACATGATGGTACAGCAGCAGAGGGCGCACCTATTGAAACTATAGGACCATCTCAAGATATAGTTGCTACAGCAGCAGCACTTAGACCTAAGACTACTAACGCTGTAGATTTAGGTACAACAGCACTACAATACAAAGATGCTTACTTTGATGGTGCAGTAAAAACAGATACACTTACTGTGGATGAGAGTGCTACTATAGCAGGTAACTTAACTGTTAGCGGAACCTTTACTGATGGAGGAAGCGGTACACAAACTGTAGCAAGGCAGTCAATATCTGGTGGTACTGGTATAACATATAACAACAGTACTGGTGTTATTAATTGTGATATTAATACACCTGCAGAAGTGGGGTTATCTTCTTTATCAAGTAATGGAAATTCTTTGTCAGGTAACTTTTCTGTTTCAGGAGCAATTACTGCAACAGGTAACGTAACAGCTTTCTCAGATGAAAGACTTAAAGAAAACGTAGAAACTATTGAAGGTGCGCTAGATAAAGTGTTACAGATGCGTGGCGTAACTTTTAACTACAAAAGCGAACTCAATGATGGTCAACGTGGCACAGGTGTTATAGCTCAAGAGATGCAGCAAGTTATGCCAGAGGTTGTAGAAGAAGGTGAGTATCTATCTGTAGCATATGGTAACATAGTAGGTGTACTAATTGAAGCTGTAAAAGAATTAAAAGAAGAACTAGCTAATTGCAAGTGTAAAAAGTGTGAGTGTGAGTAATGGCTCTTCAGACTAGTGGTGCTATTAGTCTAAATGATATACACGTAGAAGTTGGTGGTACTAGTGGTACTAACTGCTCTCTTAATGATGCAGATTTTCGTTCACTAATAGGTGTGGGTAATCAGGCTAACCAAAGTTTACTACTATACTATGGTCAGTCTAATGAAATACCTTTAACTTCTGCTGGTAATGTAAACGGACAAGCACAAAGAAAACAAATATCAGCTTCTAGTTATATATCTTCTGGAGGAACTCTAAGTATACCATCAAGTATGTGGGTTTGGTCAGATGATAGAACAGTAGCAGCATTGACTGTAGATATTCCTTGCACTATTATAAATAATGGTAAGATAATAGGTAAAGGTGGTCAGGGTGGTTCTGGTCTTAGAGTAAAAAACTTACCACATCCAACCACTAGTGCTTACAACGCTGGTTATGGTACAACAAACTTAGGTACTGGCTCAGATGGTGGTCCTGCTATTAACGTTACATCTTCAGGAGTAACTATTATAAACAAATCAGGTGCTTACATTGCTGGTGGTGGAGGCGGTGGGGGTGCTGCTGGTGTAGAGCCACAAAATACTGCTTCTGGTGGCGGTGGTGGTGCAGGTGGTGCAGAAGGAGGTTACAGAGTAGGGCCAAATTCTTTTACTGATGGTCAGGGTTCTGGATGGCCTAATTATACTACAAACGGACCTCAATATTCTCAGTTTGGTATATACGGAACAGGTAATGGAAATGGTCCAGGGCTTGGTTATGGCGGCGCACTTAATGAAAAAGGGTGGTTCGTTTTCGTATCAAACTCTCCCAGCTACGGAACTTGGTCAAAAACTTACCAGTACGGTGGTGAGGCAGGTGGCCCAGGTTATCCTTCTTCAGGAGAAGATCAAACCTCTTCATCAGGAATGGGTGGTGGTAGAATACTTCCAGGTTCCAGAACATCAGTAACAGGAACCGCTTACGGTGGTGCTGGCGGTGAAGCTGGTGCTAACAGCACAAATGGTGGTGGTGGAGGCGGTGGCTGGGGTGCCGCAGGAGGTAAAGGTATTCGTGGAGCCTATACATCTGTGCAGTGTCAAGGCGGCAACGCAGGAGCAGCTATAACAGGCACGTCAAGAACACTTAGCAATAGCGGCACAATTTATGGTGGAACATAATGGCACTACAAACTAGCGGTCCTATTAGTTTAAACGACAAGCACGTAGAGGTAGGTGGCAGTAGTAATAGTTTATGTTCTGTAAATGATGCAGACATTCGTGATCTAATTAGTAGGGGTGCTAACACTTCACAAAACTTTCAAGAGTACTATGGTAAATCAGCAGAGACATCATTACCCACTGGTGGTAGTACAGTAAACGGACAAGCACAACTGAAACGTATAAATGCATCAAGTTATATTTCATCTGGTGGTACACTAAGGATTCCTTCTAATATGTGGGTATGGTCAGACAGTACGTCACATGCTGCATTAACTATAGACATACCATGTACTGTTATAAATGATGGTAAAGTTATAGGTTGTGGTGGTAGGGGTGGAAATGCTGGTTATAATAGTAGTAGCTTTGCTGGTGTTGCAGGTGGAGCAGCCATAAATGTTACATCTAGTGGTGTTACAATTACTAATTCATCTGGTGCTTACATAGCAGGGGGTGGCGGTGGAGGCTCTACTAGTGCTGTAAGACACACTTCAGGCACGTACCAGATGGGAGGCGGTGGCGCTGGAGGAGGCGCAGGAGGCGGTAAT